GCTTCGACGGGCACCGTCTCTGGTGTGGTGTGGGTAGAAGGGAGCGCCTGCTCGGCTGCCCGAATCTCTTGAAGGGATCGTCTGGTCATGCTGATACCAGTGCCTCTGCCGGGGCAAGTTCAAGAGCGAGCAGTGCGCCGAGCTCAGCGGCCAGGTTGACTCGAACTCCGTTGTGGAACTCGACGTCGACTCGGTGGAGGTTTACGAGCCAGCCAAGATCGGCAAGCTGGTAGCTGTTCATTCGGCTCTCGACCGTGGTCTTCGTAATCCGGATCCCGGCGAAGATAGCCTTGATCATACGCTGAACCTTGATTCGATCGTGATTCCAGGCTGTGCGGATCTCTTCAACGGTGAACGTTGTCGGTGCGTCTTCCTGGACTACGAGCTCACGGCGCGCAGCCAACTTGATCTGCTTGTCGACCAACTCATCGAGCTTGTCCTGGAAAGCTTCCAGGTCGTCCTCGTCAACTGCTTCCTCGACCTTTGAACGCATCTTGATGATTCGAGCGCCGAGATCGCGCAGCTGCGTTTCGATGTCTTGGAGCAGATCGTTGTTTCCGATCGGTGCCGCAGAGAGCGTACCTGGGTTGTTGAGCAGGTGGCATACGAGTTCGAGAATCGTATCCTCGATCGCGTCAGCGGTGATCGTGTTATTCTTGCAGAGCTCCGGGTTGTCGGTTCCGGTTGGGCATACGTAAGTTGATTTCATAACGCGGCCCTTGCCCGTTGTCCAGCCTGCGGCTCCGACCATCTTGGCTCCGCAGGTATTGCAGCGGATCGTGCCGCCGAGGCGGTAGATCGTAGCTGGCTTGTTGCGAACTCCGGTCTTGCGACCTTCGAGAAGCTTCTGAACGTTCCACCAGGTTTTCTCAGCTACGAATCCACGGTGAGGGCGCGTGAAGCGGTCGTGCTCGTCTTTTGCGATCTTGCCTTTGTAGGTTCCAAAGCCGGCGTAGACCGGGTTTACGAGAATCGCCTTGACGGTCTGGTTTGACCAGTGTGCGGCGCCGAAGGTCGGAACGTTTAGCTCGTTGAGTCGACGAGCGATTGCCGGCGAGCTTTCACCGTCGGCGGCCATCTTGAACATCAGCTCCACGATGGAAGCTTCGGTTGGGTACTCGGCTGGGTATCCAGCAGTCGGAGCATCCTTGCGGGTGAAGATCGGCCACGCCCCCGGCTTGCCATTCTCCACCTGGGTGAAGGTTCCGTCGGCGTTTAGCTCGACCCAGATCGTAGTCATCCCCATTGGCTCAGATCCACCGCGCTTGCGGCCCGAGAGGGCGCGGAAGAGGTGGTTTCGCTTGGTACGAGCGCTGGTAGCTTCGGACTCTTCCTTCGCCTGCTGGACGTAGACGACGTAGGTGATTTCGTTGATCGCGTCGTTCTTCTCAGGGTGGCAGTTCGGAGTCTTGACGAAACGAATCGGAACGTTGTAGGTTTGTGCGTGCTGCTGAATGATCTTGGCAACGTGTGGGTCGCGAGTGATACGAGAGACTTCGTATGCGTAGATAGCGGCCAACTCACCGTTCTTCATAGCTTCGAGCATCTCGTCGATCACTGGACGCCACTTGCCTTCTTTCCAGGCAGAGCCGACTTCCCAGTGCTCTTCGACCTTTGAGAGATCCCAGCCGTCGGAGGCGATCATGTCGTAGACTTCGCGCTGTTGGGCCTTGTCGCCTTCTGAGGCGGCTGACTTGACTGATAGGCGAAGCTGTGACCAGACGATGCCGTCAGGATTTCCACGTCGCTGCTTGGCGGCGTCTGGGCGGTAGGTGATAGAGGATTCGGCAAGGGCGTCACGATCGGCCTTTGAACGGCGACCGCCGCGACCCTTTGCAGAAGCAGGTTCAGCGACCTGGGTGATCTCTCCGGATTCGATACCGGCGATAAGGTCGACGTACTCTTTGCGTGCTGAGGGCGTGTTATTCTTGTTGGTTGACATTGGAGTCTCCTTCGGACTTGGTAGGGGTTGGTGACGAACCGACCGATCGTGAGGAGAGGGTAGCCAAGACGTCGATGTAGATGTCCCGGGTTAGGTTGACTCGAAGAGCTTGACCGAGTCTTTCAGCGAGGTGTGCCCAGATGGGCTGTGTGGGTTGTTTGTCCATACCCGAGATAGTGCCCGGGTCTCTCGTTTTCGCATTTGTCCAGTGAACTCAGGACCTCCTGAGTTCCTTTCACAAACGCGCTGTCAGGGCGGTTTTCACGCTCAGATCAGTGGTTCGTCACTACCTACTGTTCGGCGCAGGAGTGGCTGAGGCAAGCCTTTTGGCAGCTTCCTTTGCGCGCCGGCGGCGCTTCTTGTAGCTCTGAACTGCGTTCCGGCAGGTCATACAGACCGAGTTGAGGTGGATCTTGGAGTTCTTGTCCGTCCGTCGAAACTCCTCGATCGGGCGGGTGACGTGGCAGGTCGAGCATTCCCAGTTCTGGGCGGTTTCCCGCTTCTGGGTGCAGCTTGGGCAGAAGTGGCTACGGCGGGTCCCGACGATAGCGAAGTCGGCTCGGGGAAGGACCTTGCGGCATTCCCGGCAGGGCTTTGAGGACTCGTGGAACTTCTTGGTTCCGATAGCGTTGCCGATCTCCGAATAGCATTTGCGGCACCAGGACTCGGCCCGGCCGCTTTTCAGCCAAATGAACTCAGGGCCCTTTTTGCTCTTCAAGCAGCGGGTGCACTTGGAGCGGCGCTTCTCGATCGGCGTCTCCCGGCAGTAATGGCAGTATCGGCCTCTCCCGAGGTAAGAGTTCTTTGGGCGGATCTTGTTGCAGTTGACGCACTCACGTCCGCGAGCCTTAGCGTCGCAGGGGCGGCAGAACTTCTTCCAGGGGCCGAGCATACCCTTTCGGGTCACTCCGCGCTCCCAGCGAGCTTCGTGCAGCTCAACGTCTTTCTTGCATCCCGGGCAGTTTCGGGTCGCTGTGTTAGCCGGCACTTTCGTGCGGTTGGCACGCTGACCGGCCGGAAACGCCCATACAACTGTGATACCCTTTTCGGCCCAGTATGCCACCAGTCGGTCAGGATCGATACCCTCCTCGATTAGCTTGTCTCGGCGGATGTCAATGGTTTTTACCTGGCTTCCTCGATCGGGTTGCGCAGGGCTGGGTGACGTAGCTTTGCGAGGGCCGTTGCTTCCACCCGGCGCATTGCCTCCCCAGTGACTCCGTGTTTCTCTCCGAGCTGAGCCAGAGTTAGTCGCTTCTCCTCGTGGATTCCGAACCGGCATTTGATGATCTCCTTTTCCAGGTCTGTGAGTTCTTCGAGAGCTTGGTGGACTGCGTCGACCATCATTTCGTTCTCGATGATCTCGGCGGGGTCCGACCCCTCCTCTTCGATGTCTTCTCCGAGAGTGCGGGGGGCGCCGTCGCCGGCATACGACCCCTTCCCGAAGCGCTCGTCCAGGCTGTGAGTCGTCTGAGGCATCTTGTCGAACGTCTGGTCCTTTCCCACCACCTCTGCCTTCTCCGAGGCTGTGAGGGGCCTTCCAAGCCTTGATTCGGCCTCATTGAGCCTCTTCTGCGCCAGCGCAGCCTTGTAGGCAACGCCTTGCGGGATCCTGATCGTTCGTGAGGCGTCGACTGCCCGGGTAAGGCCGGTTGTGATCCAGCGCTCAGCCCACGGATACATCTGGCCTCGATCTGGGTGCCAACGCGAAGCTGCTTGGGTAAGGCTCAGGGAGCCGACCGAGAGGATCTCTTCCCGGTCCAGCATTCCGTGATAGCGTTTGCCTATGTGGATCACCAGGCGCATGTGTCGCAGGACGAGCTCGTCCCGGACCCTCTTGATCTGCGCTTCGTCGTCGTCGGCCAGGGCGATTCGCAGCTGGTCGCCAAGTTCGGCTTCACGTTCAGGCGTTAGCGGTTCGCACTCAGGGCGCGATAAGTAGGCGGGCAGACCGCTGATACGTTCGCTCATCAGAACGGACTCTCAGCTGGTCGCTCGTCGAAGTGAATGTCTCCGAAGTCGGCTTTGTATTCGGCAAGAGCTTCGACCATCTCGATCCGGCCGTCTTTTTCCAAACGGACCCAGCTCTTGTCGGTCAGGAAGTCGATCGCTTTCACCAGGGTGTCGGCACGCCATCCCGCTCCGCCGGCTTGCTTGCGAGCCTCGTTCAGAGTTTCCTTGATGTCGGTCTTTGACATTGGGCGACCGATCTCAACGAGAAGCTTTGATACTTTCTCAGCTGCGATAAGGTCCCAACGTTTTTCGGCTTGCTGGGTAGCGATCTCTTCCGGACTCAGCAGTTCGAGCTTTGTGACCTCGATACCGTTTGAGTTGTCAGGAGTAGATACCAGGACGCCGGCGAGACGCTTGTTATTGCGCTGAACGATCTTGACTCGACCTGGGCGATCCTTGCTGACGTAGAGCTCGACCTTTCCTGGTGTCCAGGAGGAGCCGGCGATCACGACGTGGGCTTGAAGAGCTACGCCAGATACCGAAGCCAGCTTCGCACCGGATCCACGAGGACCACGCTGTTGAAAGCTGCCGGCTGCCTGATTGCCAGACGACTTGGCGATGTGGTCGACGACCAGAACTCCGGCTCCGGCGTTGACGATCGGCCAGACCGACCCAGAGAGGAACATGTTGACGTCTCGTGCCTTGTCTTCTTCCAGCGGTGGATTGTGGGAAGCCATTGCAGCTGCGAAGCCGTCAAGGACTACGAATGGTATCTTGTGCTGACGGACCAGTCGCAGGACCTGAGCTCGTGAGCGACCGTCGAGTCCGCCAGTTTCAGCCTTGTAGTAGAAGAGACGCTTGTTGCGGTCGCGCTCTCCGTCAGCTCCGACCGGGCCCATCATCCAGTCAAGCAGTGTCTCTTTCGAGATACCTGCACCGAGGGCGATTGCGTAGATTCGCTCAGACGCCGTGATACCGTCGGACTCTTCGCAGTCAATGTAGACCACTGCGTTGCCAGCGATCATTTGCTGAACGCAGGCGTACTTCGCCGTCCAGCTCTTCATGGACTCCGGCGCCCCCATAATCACGTTGAGTCTCATTGGGTACACCAGGGCGTTGTTAGCTGTTGTATGGAGGATCGTAGGTTCGAGCCGGCGGTGGGTGCCGCAGATGATTGCGTTCACGATCGGCCCGAGGTCTGTCCAGCCGTCGTCGTCAGCCTTGTTCATGATGTCGTTGAGCTGCGCGATCTCGGCGATCGGATCTCCGCCGTCTTCGATCGTACGTGCGGCAGCTCGTGCGGCGATTGCTTGGTCGCGACGTCGAGATAAGCTCTGGACGGTCTTGGCGATCTCGACCACTTCCTCATCCTTTGCTGGACGGTTAGATAGCCAGGTGACCGCCTTGTCGCCGCCGACTACTTCGAGCTCCTGAGAAGTGCGAAGCTCTTCGATCACCTCGGAGGCTGATAGATCTCCTCTTGCGGCAACGCGAGCGGCGGCACTGAAAACGGTGCCGAGCTTGTCGTCAATGAAGTCGCCGGGAGCGACTCGATCGATGATCTTGTTCAGTATCTCTGCGCTGTTGATACACGCGCCGACCAGTCTTTGTTCAGCTGCTGAGTTTGTTAGCTTCGTCATTCGGATCCTCCTTGATTGGACCGATGGGTGTGAGTAGCACCTGAACCTCCGGAAGTTTGCTGACCATCAAATGTGGTTCGTCAACTCGGACGTATTCGGGCGTGTCGTCTGGCGCCATCCCTTCGGTGATAAGGGCGTCGACGATTGTCTTGATGCAGGTCGAGGTGTAGTTATGGGCGTCTCGACGTCCAGCTCTGCTGAATGGGATGCTCACCTGGATAAGGACTCTCTGTCCCTTCAAGGTGTCTCGGTCCTCTTGCGAGGCGACACGCCAGGCTGCGGCCGTGCAGATTGCCCACGGTTTCAGTCGACGACTACGAGCTGCCCAGTGCATCCTTCGTGATTCATTCTCACTCAGGGGGTGCGTCGGCGGAGCGAACGTTAGGAGGACCACGCAGGTTCCTCGATTCCGTTTAGCCAAGCTTCGTATCCCCAGACTTCGACCGGGTGCAGATCGCAGAGCATCGCGAATCTGTCAGCTACGTAGAAAGGCAGTCCTTCGACTTTGTATCGGTTGAGCACTGCGAAGTTGGTGCGAACTACCGTGCGAAACTCACGCCACGGTCGTCCGTACGCTTCCACCAGTGCTTGCAGATCATAGGTCATCGCCATCTGGCTCATTCTTGAAATGAAGCTCGGTCAGCTTTTGAATGCTGCGGTTGGCGATCGTTAGCTCTTCGAGCAGACGGTCTCGTTCTCGGAGAAGCCAGTCAAGGTGACCGGCTTCCTCGTCCTCGAAGGTACCGTAGTCGGTGCGGTTGGCGATCAGACCTATGATGCGCCGAATCCGGCGACTCACGATCTCCTCTGCGCTCAGGATCTCGTCGCTCATACTGCGCTCGATTCAATAGCCTTGTCGAGCTTCTTCATAAGGTCGCTGGCCTGTGCCTGGGTGAGATCCTTTGTAGAGACGACTCCGTAGGCTTTCAGTAGTCGCTCGTGGTAGGTCTCATCGTCTTGAAGGGACGGCAGCTGCTGACGCATAATCTGAATGCGTTGAACTTGCTTGGTCGTTGCGCGTTTTGGATCTTCCTCAGCGCCCGACTGCCAGCCCTGCTCATCGACCTGTGGCTCTTCGATCGGCTCAGGCTTGCGCTCGACCGGTGCAGCTTGGCGACGAGCTGTTGCTACCTTGACCTCGTCGGCCGAAGCGATGCCCTTCTTGGTGTCAGCTGCAAGAGCTGCTACGATTGCGCGACCCCAGGCTGAGGTCTCAGCGACCATTGCTTCGCTATCGCGGGTGAAGGGTGTCTTGCCCGGGAAAGGCTCCCAGGCCACTCCGATGCCAGGAGCGACGTCGTGTGGATCTCGATAGGCGACGGCGACGTATTGAAGAAACGTCTTGCCTTCGATAGTGATGATTTGGACCGGTTGGTCAGGGTTGAAGGGACGTAGTGACCCCTCAGGAAACTTGGCTCTGAACTCGACGATTCGAGTAGCTACATCGATGTAGCCTTCGCCCCATTGCTGGGACTTGTTGGAGTTGTATGCGGACATACCAAGTAGTGTTCACGGATGTCTCCGTTTGGCACTCGCGGCCCGCAGTTCTTTCTCGACTCGACGGGCTTCCCGGATCCAAGACCAGACCACCGAGGGCTTCCAGGAACGCAGATGGCGAGCTATTTTCAGCGCATTTCCGCCCTCGTGGCGGATCATAAGCACCTCTTGGAGGATCTCGTCGTGCCAGTATTCCGGAAGTGTAAGAAGGTGGTTTATGTGGAGCAGGTCACCCTCTGAGACGTCCAGCCTGCTTGCTGCGTCGTCCGGGTGCTCACCTGACCGGACTGAGAGCAGTAGCTCTCGAAGCCTCATTGGTCCGACCTCACCGGCCCAGATTCCGTCAGCGTTGATCATTGAGTCGGCGACGCCGTACTCGTTCAGGTGGTCCAGGCCGCAGATCGTCAGAGCGTCCTCGGGTCGAGCTACGTCAAGCTCCGGTAGAAGAGCGCAGACCACGCGGACCGCGTACCGACTCGACTGAGATGCCAGGTGAGCCGGGAGAGCCTGGGCTTCTTCGAGCTGTTCCAGGATGTTGAAGATCGCGTCGTCGCTGATCGGGAAGCTGCCGGAGTACCGAATCAGGATTTCCTGGACCGGTATGTTAGGGCTCGACATCGCCTTCTCCCTCGATCTCAGCTCGTTCCTTCGGAATAGTGCCGCCCCAGATACCGATCCTCAACGTGGGTGAGGCTTCGTGTTCGAGGGCGTATTCCAGGCACTCCTGCCTTACTGGGCAGCTGGCGCATAGCGAGAGGGCCGTGTCTCTTTCCCCCACCGTCCTACGGTTGAAGAAGATCGCGACGCCGATCCCACGGCAGGCTGCATCCAGTTTCCATTCCACTCCTGAATCAGTGCCTCAGACCGGGCACACTCAGAGCTTGTAGAGATCCTTGATGACCTTGATTTGCAGCTCGATCTGTGCCCGCTGAGCTTCCAGGGCAGTGAGATCCTTCTTGGCTTTTGCCAGGGCTGTTGCCTGGTTGCGTGCCGAGGGCGTGGTCTTCTTCTTGGGCATTGTGGCTCCGAAGGCTTTTCCGTCCGTATCCCCAAGCTTGGTGAAGCTGACGTGGATGTGGGAAAAGTGCGGGTTTGAGCCCAGGTACGGACGCCACTTCCATCCGAGGATCGGTGAGGCGATACGCTTGTTATGGATCACGTAGGCGATACGCTTCTCACCCATTTTGGCGAGAATGCGCAGAGACTCGGCGAGCTCCTGGCTGTCGATCCCTTTGCCCAGGTCGGAGTCGATGTCCAGGGCGCGCACATACCCAGTCTTTGGGTCTGGGTTGTGGTCGCTCTTGTTCTTCTTGTGTGCGGCGTTTCCGATCCAGCCGTCACTTGCCTTGTCCCGGTTCGGGTAGGCCGTGTTGACCTGTGTACGCAGCTTGACTCCGGCGGCGCAGAGCTTACTCTTGGGTGTCATTCTCTCTCCTCAGTTCTTTCTTGGCTTGCCTTCGTGAGTAGTGCTTGCGGTTGGGCACGGGCGAGGAGGCCGAAGATCGGCGAAGCTCCATAAGCCGGCGCAGCTCCTCAGCGCTCTTCTTGCCAGGTCGAATCATCGTTCTCTTCTTCCCGCTGGTGCCAGGCACGGTGCTGTTGAAGATCCTCCTCGACCCGGTTGACCGACTGACTCATACCGTCCAGGGACTGCGAGATCTCGTCAATGACCTCGATGAGACGCTTCTGACCGCCCTGGCGGTGATTGACCGCAGCATTGACCTGCTCCATAGGCTTGATCAGCTGAGAGGTTCGACGCCAAGCAGCAGCTGCCATAATCGTCGGTGGGGTCGCTCCGATAGCAGCGATCAGAATCTGTGCTACGAGATCGCTCACGTTAGTGCCACCTCGTAATGGTATGCGCCATTTATGTTTCCGATTGCGCCCGGTCCGGACTCAGATGCGCTGAACCTGATTTGGTTTGCTGAGGTCTCAAACGGTACGCCCATTTGGTCGTACCCGTTCACGGCGCGAATCGTGTCTGTGTAGAGATAGACCGTGGTGGTCAGATTGAACGACGCCAATGCCAGGCGTGGCGTGCCAGCGTCGTCGCGAATGCAGGTAAAGAGATGATGACCGGACGAGCTTATGTTGTAGGCGAATGGCTTGTAGACTGCCGGCGATCCGGTATCGAACCGAATGCCCGTGAGATACGAAGTGGTTGTGCCGTTAGTGAAGTCGAAGAAGTTCAGCTGCACTTGGTTTGGGCTGCTGACTGTGTAGCGCGTGTACCACCAGAAGCCAGTTGGGGTGACCTGTGAATCCCAGATGTCAAAGACGTTTCCACTTGTAATCACGATTGTCGATGTCTTGTACGTCCAGGAGAAGTTTCCCGTATCGCCGCTGTTCTTGACGTGGAATCTGAATCCCACTGTTTCCGGATCGTCGTACTGCATAACGAGCTTGCCTCTTCCGGCCCGCATCGCCAGCGTGCCAGCCGGCGTGGCAACTGTTAGGGCTGTGCCAAGATTACCTCTGGCAACTGGAACCGAGTCTGCAACTGTCATAGACCAGAACGGCCCGCCTACTGGCGCAGTAGCTCCTGATGAGTAGATCCAGATCGTGCCATTGCTGTGGTCGTAAGCTATGTCCTCAATGTCAGTGGTAGTGGTGAAGATCGTAGTCCATACTCCGGTCGAGGGGTTTCTTGAATAGATGTTGCTTGTCGTGGCAAGTATGATGCGGCCGTCAGAGAAGAGAAAAGGTGTGTATCCCGAAGGGCCGACCGGCGAAGCACCCAGATTGAAAGAAGAGGCAAGGTTTCGACTGAATCCGGCGAAACTGGTAGGGGTGCCGGCCCAGTCAACTCCAACGATTGCATCCGAGCCTTGCCCCAGAAGTCCAGCCGCGTCGTAGATTACTGTTCGCAGCCCAGCCGACTGGTTTGTGGTGAATGGGTTTGGGAGATTGTCCGTCCGTAGAGGGAAGCCGGTTCCAAGAACTCCAACTGGTTGATTGATTGGCGTGATTGCGCCAGATCTGGCTGTGATACCCACGGCGACGAAGAGATCCGGAGTAGCTGGGTTGTTGTCGTGATCGACGGTAGCGATAAGAATCTCGTCGTCAGCTCCGAGATAGACACCGGTTCCATTTGTGAACTCGATTGGGTCGACCGGGTCGTATGCTGGCGCGTCTGCTGTTCCCGTGCCTGTTGTCGGATCGTAAGAAAGAACCGTGGCGTCTTCCAGCACTGCGCCGCCCGCGACCATTCCGTATCCATTCAGGTCGATTGAGGCAGCTGTTGCGTCGGCGGACCCGCTTGCGGTCTTGGCTTCCTGCCGGGCGATCAGGCGACGAAGGCGCTCTTCGAGAGCAGCCTTGACATTTCCCAGCTCAGGGATGATGCGTACGCCGGCGACGTCTTCTTCTGACATTGTGATAGCTCGGACGCGATAGCTTTCCCGGGTGCCGTCTTCGTCTGCGAGGACGATCCAGTCGCCGATAAAGAAGTCGATGTACGGCTGCGGGCCTTCTTCTGCCAGCTCGACCGTAGCCCCGATGTTTGGCGTTTCGAGGTTGTCGAGAGTACGGGTAATGGCCTTATCCGCAGTGAGAGCTTGCTGAACGTTCGAGAGAGATAGGAAGCTCTCTTGGCGACCGTTTGAAGTTATGCTTCCTGCGCGCTCGTCGACCAGCACCAGGTTGTCTGAGGAGTATTGAGTCAGAAGGGCGTTCCGGATTGGTCCCTCAACGGTGCGCTCATAGTTCTTGACAGTCTGACCAACGCGTAGCACGACCGGATTCTCACCAGCCGTCCTGTCAGCTCCGCGCTCGATGTAGTAGTTGACTGAGAGGTCAGGCTTGACCCAGACGTCGACCGCGATCTCTTGGTGTCGATTAGCGATGTCGTTGAGATTGGTTCCGATCTTCTCGTCGATCGTGATTGTCTGATCGCCCGTGAAAGCCGTGCCGCCGCTGTCCAGGGTGTTTGTGAAGGTGATACTCATACCTTCCAGCGCACCACGTAGCTGAGCCTCGTCGAAAAGCTCCTTCATGATCAGCCCAACGGTGCTGGTTGCCCAGGCGCGGTCCGTGCCGTAGATGATCGCCCCTTCCAGCATTGAGCGAACTCCGCGACCACTGACCTGCACAACGTCTTCGGTATCTGTGTGGTTTCTCTTGATCTGCTCGATCACGCCGGCGAAAACGTAGTCGTCCGAGCTGCTGCCGTAGCTAAACTTGATGATTCGCCCGATCTCGACGGCACCCGACCATTCCAGCGGTAGACTCAGAGAGAATGATCCGTCCCCACTCAGCTCGTCGACGAACTGCTTGTTGAAAGAGTTTGTCAGCTGACCCATACTGGTAGTGCCGGTACGGTCGAAAAGCACTGCGCTGAGGAAGGTTGTCATAAGTAGACCGCCCTGAATGAGATCGTCATTGTGACGCTCGATCCACCAGGGCGAAGAACGCGCAGCTCGTTAGCCCCAGGTTGAAGCGGTAGCCAGAAAGGAGTGTTCTCGGTCTGGACCCTGCCTGATACGTTTGTTGCTCCGTCGTAAGCTGTGAGGAGTGCTGTGTTTACGGTCAGGCCTGTGGTGATTGCGTTCGGGTAAGAGAGAGTCTGCTGCCAGGTGTTGTTTGTGACTGTCAGGCTGTTTGCAGCCCCAGGTATGGAGTAGCTCACCGAGATCACTTCGCCGGCGCCTGGAACGTTGATCGTAAAAGTAGTATCGTCGTCTACTGTTTGAGTGATCACCGTGTTGGCAGTGTCACGCAGAACTCCGGCTGGAATCTCAATGGTCAGCACTGCCCGAGCTGTGTTTGGTCCGATTGGGGTGATGTCCAGCTTAGGGCTCGTCTGAACGGAAGCCTCGACATTTCCGGCCGCCCGGTGGTATGTCAGCAGCCTGGCTGCTGAGAAGCTCGGTAGATACAGAGCTGCTTTCAACCGAGTTATGTTCTCGATCAGACCTTGCCGTGGATCTGCGTAAGGGTTGTTCTCTGGATCCCGGTCACCGAAGATCACGATTGGGATGTTGACGATCTTGGAGTCACGGACCTTTGGTCGGAAAAGGGCACCAGGGCGACGAGGAATGACCAGATTCTCTCCGCGATTTTCAGGACCGTCGTTGAGCTCCGTCAGATCGGTTGCGATCCAGGCGGGCGTTGCCAATGGGACGCCGTCAATGTCGACGTATTCGGTTGCTGTGATTGAGTAAGTCACGATGAGCTCCTCAGTAGGTTGGAACGCCGAAGAGCTGCCGGGATTGATGCCGAGGAGGTCTCAGCGACTGGGTTGTAGACGTTCACTGTGTAGTTAGCGCCGTTGCCGCCAAGCATCCCGCCAAGAACGTTATTTGGAAGAACCGTCCCCGAGGTCTTGGGAACTACGATCTCGGGACCAAGCTCACCGACCAGGTAAGGCTTGCCTGCGGTCATTGGACCGCCCTCGGCAAGACCAGGCAAGCTACTGATCGCCCCGCCGATTGCGCTGCCGATCTTGACGACCGTGCTGAATCCTTTGAGGTTGAGCAGCTTGTTGATCGCATTCGCGATACCTGTGACCATTGTGTTGAAGAAGTTCAGGATCGATTTGACTACGTTCTGAGCGCTTGTCCGGAGGTTGCTGAGGAATGTGATCGCCTTCGAGATTCCGGAAGCGAAGCCACCGGCGATACCCGAGGTCACCCCTCCGAAGATCCGCTTGATGAAGTCCACTGCCGCACGTGCGCCGTCTTTGATTCGATCCCAGTTCTTTGTGATCAGCATTACTGCCGGCCCAAACGGCCCAGCAAGAATCGCCGCCAGCAGCTGCCAGTTTCGTTTGATAAAGTCGACTGCGTACCCAATGCCGTTCTTGATAGCCTCGATTGCTTTCAGGGAGACTTCCTTGACCTTGTCCCAGTTCTGAATCAGCAGGACGATCGCTGTGATGATCAGACCGATACCGACGGCTGCGAGAGCTACCCGAAGAACGCCAGCTGCGATTGCTGCACCAGTCTGAGTAGCCGCCATTGCGGTGAAGGCGGTGATAAGCTGACCAACGCCAACGAGCACCGGACCGACTGCGGCAGCCACGCCTGCAAGTACGAGGATTGTGGTCTGCACCCCAGACGGCAGGCTGGTGAAGACATTGATGATTTTCTCCAAGAGAGGCAAGACGGTGCTGATCGCCTTTTCCAGTACCGGGAAGAGCTTCGCTCCGATCGGCTGCAAGGCGATACCCAAGCGGTTGCGGAAGATCTCGACCTGGTCAGGGAAGTCGACCGTAGCTGCGAAAGCTGTTGCGATTGACTCAGTGCCGAACTCGATCTCTTTTGCCAGGGCGGTGAAGTCGAATGCTCCGGCTTCCAGGCCTTGAAGAACTTCAAGAGCCGAACGGCCGAAGAGCTTCTTGGCTTCTGCGTTTGCAGCCGCTTCGTTTCCTTCGGCGCTGAGCTTCTTGATGTTGTCAATGCTTTCGAGTACGAACTCACCGATACTCTTGCCGCTCTTCTTGGCGGAGTTGGCAAGCTGTGCCTGCGAGTCCGCGACTGTTGCGTTGTTGGTCTCGATCTCACGTTGTAGAGCTGCGACCTTGTTCTGAGCTTCCAGTAGGTCGGCCCCGGATGCGCCAGATGTGCTGGGACCAGCTGAGATCTCGACTTGTAGCTTATTGATCTCGTCTTGGATCTTCTTGACGGCGGCCTGAGCGGTTGCGAGTGAGGAGCCTGAGGCGACCTTCAACTCGACCGGCTTAGCGATCTCGGTTTTGAGACCGCTGATTTCGCTGGCAACTTTCTCAACGCGCAGACGTGCGTCGGCGATCGCCGAGGCGGTGGCCTTTGGATCCGCGAGCTTCTCATTCAGCTTCTGCTGGACGACCGTCAGTTCTTGGGTCTTCAACCGTAGCTTCTCGGTCAGCTTGACCTTTTGCTCAGCGGCGTTGGCCGGTGCAGATCCAGTCGAAAGCGTGTTCAACTTCTCAGTGGCAAGCGTGAGCTGCTGCTGCTTCTCGGTCAGCTTCTCTTGTAGCTTAGCGATCTTCTCTTGTTCTTTTGCGTATTCTTTCGAGCCAGCGGTTCCCTTGCTCTGCAAGTCTTGTAGGCGCAGCTGCGCTACTTTGAGATCCTCGACGGCTTTCAGGTTTGCGCTGTTCGCCTTTTCAAGCTCCTTTGTAGCCTTCTCGGCATCCTTGTCGCCGCTGACCGCAGTCAGGTATGCCTTGCGGAGACCTACGAGTACCTGGGTTGAGTTGAAGCCGGCCTTTTCGAGCTGACCGATAAACGCGACGCTGTTGGTGAATGAGAAGCCGAGCTCGGTCAGGATTCCCGCATTGGCTTCCAACTTGGAGGTAAGCTCCCCAATAGAAACGCCTGTGTCCTGGGAGGCCCGGAGCAGCTGATCGAGGCTGCCGACCAACTTGTCAGACGGAATCTTGAAACGCTTTGCTGTGTCGGCGAAGGACTTTTCGTCGAGGGCTGTGCCTGTCAGCTTTTTCAGCTGCAAGAAGGCGGTCGATAGATCTTCGAGCGGCTTGCCAGCGAGGCCTTCGAACTCGACGCTGAGCTTTGAGATGTTGTCGGCGACCTCTTGGAAGCTTGCCGGTACGCCGGCCGCGACGTTCTTGAATGAGGTCTGCAACTTCTCCGCAGCCTCCCCGGTCAGGCCGGTCTTGACTCGGATCGTATCGAATGCTTCGTCGACTTTCAGGGCGTTCGCGACCAGCAGGCCGAAGCCAGCTACGATCGGCGCTGTGACTGTTTTTGAGAGGTTCTTGCCGGTCTTGGTGAATCCTTCACCCAGGCGCTTGCCCAGAGATTCACCAGCCTTCTCACCGGCGTCTCCGACGTTTTTGTCAAGGTCGAAGCCGAGCTTGGAGGCGAAGTCTTGGACGAGCTTGGGTGCGATAAGCACATTGAGGATACCAGCCTCGATACCTGCCATCACTCACCATCCTGCGTCTTGGGGGCTGGTCGCCGTACTGCCAGCCCATTGCTGAGCATCTCTCCGATAGAAGTGCTTCGTTTTGCCTCTTTTTCAGCCTTGTCCCACGGTCGCGGAATGCGAAGTGGTTTTGATTTGGTTCCGCCAGGCTTTGAATGCGCCTGGACGTAGACGCGGAGAAAGGAGTCGAGAATCTCGATCGTTGCTGCTTGCAGCTCGTTGTCGGTTGTCCAGCTTGTCCCAGCTGAACGCCAGAGAGCGGCCTCCGGTGGAAGCCAGCGGATCATTGATGCTACTTCGCGAGCAGCGAGAGCTTCTTGTCCCCAGAGATCGTGTTTCAGGCTCCTGCCGTAGAACCTACGCCAGTCCGCCTCGGCCGCCCCGTAGTGTTGATTTACGAGATGGCCGAGGCCGATTAGTTTCCCGAATCGGTTGAGTAGACGGTAGCTATGTTCTCGATAAGAACGGTCATGTCAGCCACTGAGACACCTGTCGCTTCGAACGCAGCCCACTGTTCACCCAGCAGGGACTTGACGGCGCCAACGATGTCGTTTGTGTTCTGAGAGGACGCGGCCTCAACGATGCTCCACGGTAGTTCAATGGGAAGGGTGTATTCCGCCCCACCGAACTTGATGACCGGTGCCTCAGCTTGCGCCTCAGCCCGTGCCGCCCGTGCCGCATCGAGATCGATGATGCGGCTCATTGACTACGCTCCTGTGTCGAACGCGTCGTCGTCGGTTAGCAGGTACCAAGAATCGGTGCCTTCTGCTCCGAGGACTGACAGAGTGATCGGTAGATCAGCTGCTGCGTTGCGAACGATCTGAGTCTCGACTGCGTCAGTGACTACTGCGCGTCGGACGACCAGACGGTAGTTCTTGCTGCCGTCGTTCCACTCGACCACTACTGCGTGCTCAGCGAGAGCATCTCCGTTTTGCGGTGGGTAGAAGAGGAAGTTTCCACCCGACTCATCGAAGGTTCCGCCTCCAAGAGCCAGGTTGAATGTGTCTGCGTTCCATTGACGGCAAGTAAATGAGAGGTCAGCTGTGCGACCGGTCACAACCTTGCGAATCGGTAGAAGTGACTGAAAAGCGTTGATGTCTTCAACTGTCACGCCGAAAGAAGCAGAAACGCCGTCCTCCGAGATGTAGCCAAGATCCTTGTAAGCTGCGTTGAGTGCGGCTGTTGGTGTGTTGGGTTCGGTTGTGCCGACCGGCGCGATGTAGATCTTGCCGCCTGAGCCAACTACGACCTCTGATGCGTTTGCTGCCATTGTGTGTGTCTCCTATGGGTTTGGGTGAATGTGCCCTACGAAGCCAGCGAGGTATCTCGGCGTCTTCGTAGCTGGGTCCGGCGACCAAGATAGACCAGTCTCCTGAGTCATCGAGTTCACCACCCCTTCATCGAAGAGTGCCCCTTCGACGTCGTTCTCCAAGACAGAGCAGGCTTCCGCTATGAGGTCGAAGGCTTCCATTTTGCTCGTGCCCCAGGCTTCGATCGTGACTCGAACGGAGTGCAGCCAGCCTCGGACCTGCGGCGATCCGCCTGAAAGGGTGACTCGGATTCTTGGTAGCTGGGCGTCAGGCGGGAGCTCCGTTGAGGCGCAGTTGGCGCCAGCTATGGTCTCGATTGCCGCGCTGTCGTTCAGAACCTGAACTACGATAGCTTCGAAGTCTGGAATCTTGCCGTATGTCATTTGTCTTTCCCTCCATACCGTCCGCCGTTATTTCCTGCGATCATACCCTTGCTGACACGTGCGCTGAGCTCTCCGAGGTTCTGCTCGTGGGTCTTTGAGTAGAGCGGTTCCCACTCCCCGCCGTTGGCGTTAGCCACGGCCTCAGCTGACTTGCTTAGGACGAAACGTGGGCCTTTGGCAATGCTTCCGTACTCGACCCAGATAGCTTTGAAGTCCGTGTTTGCTACGATCCCGACTGAGCCCTTGTATTCGGATCCGTCCGGGTCTCCCTTGATCTTGACCGGCTTGCCGTCCTCACCTTTGATTGTGGGCGCGTCGATCAGGCGGTTTGTAGTACCACGGCGCCGGCGGTTGCGTCTCTCGTTGTAGGTGTCTTGGAACTCCCGGCGAATCTCCTGCGAGGTTGTTGCCTGGGAGGTAAAAAGCCGCGAGTAGTACCCTTCGTCGTATGCGACGGCCTGGGCAAGCGAGGTCGCCTGGGATTCCACCTGCTTTGCCAGATCTTCCAGGTAGGCTCGGAGCTTTGTGGACCTGCTGAGGGCAGACCAGACCGCGTCGAAGTCGAACTCGACGAACTCGAAGCCACTCTTGTTGCTCACGCGTCTACCTTTGCTACAACGATCTCGTAGTGGTGAAGGGTGCTCTGTGTGTAGCGGGGGAGCGGATCTCCGACCACCCTCCAACGGACTCCGTCAACGTCAAGCTCGTCGAACGGTAGGATGCCGGCGTGTGAGGTGTAAGCTCTGGCGTTTGTGACCGTCGAGTTCGCGTTGTCCTCAGGCTCACTTGAAGAGCCTTCGTCGATACGCACCCGAATGCCGGAAGCTTCCAACTCGAACTCTTTCTCCGTGTTGCCGTAGCGATCGGTGGTGCCGGTCAGCCGGTAGAGGTCAGCAGTCTTATTGAGTAGGGCGTGGAAGCTCACAATGTCACCCGGTAAGCGTCCAGGGCGGCTTGCTCGTTCGCCCGGAGCACCGGTGAGGGATCTCCGTAAGTGACAGAGTAGCTGCCGATCGTTTCCTGCTTGATTCCGGAAGACCCGTCGACGACACGGCCGGCAAGAGCCAGCACGACTCCGACTACGCTTCCTGGAACGGTTGCGAATCCGTGGTTGTAGACCACCACGACTGATCCCGGCAGAGTAGGCCAGGCGAGACCGTCTGTTCGACGTACCCAGCCCTTCTTGCTCCATCGGTACTTTGAAGCTGCCAGCAGCTCACCCTCGACGGTGATCGAATCGATTCCGTTGACCGGCATTGCTGGAAGCAGAAACGTGTGTGTTCCGGTTCCGTCGATTACGGCGGTGTCATTGAGGATCTGCGAGATACTGTGCCCGCAGTATGATCGAGCGATGTCGCTTGCGATCCCAAGAGCTTGCTCAGCTGCTGGGACGCTGTCGACCGTCCGACCAAGCCACGCTTCAAGAGCTGCGACGTTGGCAAGACTACTCATCGGTTGCCTCGACCGGCGATGCCTCCTCTGACGGAGTGATCACCGGCTCTGCCACTGGTGCGACGGCCTTCTTGGTCTTTCCTGGCTTGATAGCCTTGTTCTTCTCCGGCAGCACCGGCTTCAACTCAACTTCTTTCAGTCCGAGGCGTTCTGCCTCAGCCTTTGGAAGGCGAATGAATGTGCCTGGCTCGGTTTCAACTACGATCATCGTCATTTCAGATCTCCTATGGGTTGTATGGTCTCACGCAGACGGCCCGGCGAAGGTTGGCCTTCGCCATCCCTCGACCGGGCCGTCGTAGAGCGTGTGGACTACGCAGTCAGGTCGACTGTGCAGAACGCTTCTGGGTGTAGTACACCAAACGCTGCGCGAGCTTGTGCAACGAGAGCCACGAGACCCTTGATTGCGTAGTCGGAGTGCTGTGGGTACATAGACACTGTGAGCGGCTGACGCTCCCAGATGATTGCCTTGCGGAAGTCACCAACGATGGCGTTTCCGACTGGCACTGCTGACGATACGACGCGTGGGAGTCCCCAGATTGTCGGTGTCGATGCAGTTGCTGGACCACCGAAGAGGTAAGTGTCCTGCGCGTCCATCAAGAGGTCGATACGCTCGTTATCCTCAGGGTGTACCAGCACTGCGGATGCGCGGCTGTTGCCGACTGTCTCCACCTTGCGGATAGCCTTGCGGATTGAGGTGATCAGATCTGTGTCGTAAGCCTGAGCTTGGACGTAGCCGGTGTTGAAGATACCGGTCATGTTCTCACCAAGTCCGTTGCCGTTGATGATCTGATCTTCCAACTCTTCCTGCACTGCGTAGGTGAGGAAGTTGTTAGCGATCGTTTCAAGCTGCGCTGCGTCTGCAAGGGCGCGAGTCGAAGCTGGGATGAAGGTACGAACGTCCTTGACTACTGCTGTTGCCTTCACGAAGGTCAGAGTAGACTCGGCTGCTGGATCTCCTTCTGCGACCGGTGCAGCTGCGTTTACAGACTGTCCGGAGGTGATGCGCATTGCGCGAGCGTACTCAACTGCGTCAGAGTTCGTTGAACCGATTGTGACGAGGTTGAGTGCTGTTAGTCCACCACGGCCATACGCGATACCGACTGGTGCGTAGCGGTCGTTTGAGACCAGTGCGCCACCTGAGGTATCAGATGATCCGAGAAGTGTTGCCTTGATTCCACCGACAGATACTGACGGTGAGTTAGGCAATGACTTTGCGTCTGGAAGACCGTTGCGAGTTGCGTCGGAGATCCAGTTCTTGAATGCTGGGTCTGCGAGTAGCTTTGCGCCTGGTGTGCGAGCTGTTGATGCTGGGGTTTCTTCTACCTTTGCGTCAGCGAGTTCTGAACCGAGAGCGTCGACGGCCTTGCGCAGCTCAGAGTCTGCCTTGACGGCCTTTGCGCCAGAGATTGCGGCTTCGACGGTTTCACGCTCTTCTGATGTGAGAGCGCGACCTTCTGACGCCGCAGCTTCTGCAAGCTGCTTGGCCTGATCGATGAGGTGCTTCATTTTGTCTCCTGGGTTTTGGTTAGGAATCGGCATCGAGCTCGGCGAGCTCAATGAGTGTTGCGGCGATCCCCGGATCCATCCCCTGCTCCTCGGCCTTGACCTCAATGGGTTCCTCGGACTTGGCAGGCTCTGCCGGTGTATCGAGCGAACTGAGGACCTCGTCCAGCATAACTTTCGCCTGCTTGATTAGGTTCTCGTTCTTCGTAGACAGAGTGCGCCCTGCCTTCGAGTTCTCAACATCGAGCGCTGCCACGGCTGCCTTTGCGGCTATGAGCTGCGTGGCTGGGTTCGCTCCTTTCAGGGTCGGGCCGGCTTCGAGGATGCTGAGCTCCAAGAGCTCGTTTACCCCGTCTGCGCCTTTTTGCTCGTTCAAGATGTCGTATGCGAAGCTGAACTCGTTGACGACCCGCTCGGCGAGAAGGGTTCGAACGGTCTGAGCTCTCGGAGTATCGAAAAACGCACCACGGATCAGTAGACCGGCTTCTGTCTCCTGGGCGCTCAGCGTCTTGCCGATGAATGACTCAGCGTTGCCCCAGTCGTGCGACCAGACGATCGGTAGGTTCTTTCCAGCTGCGGCGTAGGCAGCCAGGCTCTTTGCGAATGCGCCAGGCATAACTCGGTCGCCGACCAGATCGGTGTTTCCGAAGACACTGACGATCGCCGTGAACTCTCCGTTCGGCGCTTCGTCTGTTCCGACTGCCTTGACCTCGATCGTATTGACCGGGAATGTCTTGACGTTCATAGCTCTCCTATCGTGCTTCATAGATGATGTGCCTTCTTCCTGCTCTGCTTCAATACGCGAGACCAGACCTTCCGCCCAGCTTCTGCCCGGATCCCCGCCCCAGAGTGCCCAGGCGATCCGACCAGCCGAGGGATAGCCCTGCTCACCTCGGGACCAGCCTTGACCCTGCTTGTCAACTTCGTGCCTTGCGAAGTAGCTGACCATTCGGACGATCGTGTCCTCGGATAGCTTTCGACCGTTAGAGATGTCCCGAGCCCTGGCTACACCGATCTCGGTGCCACCACGACCGTACTCCGCCCGCCAGCGCAGGCCTCGAAGAGCCTCTTCCTGAGCTGCGTCGGGTGCTATGTAGTCGTCTTCATCCAGTTTGAGTGAACGTTCGCCGCCCACCGGAATGTCTTCTTCAAGAGAGACTGCGACCATTTGATCGACGGCTTCTTGCCGGGTACGATGGCAGCCAATGACCTCACCGTCCTCCTTTTCGACGGCCCAGCCTGAGCATTCTGGATTTTCGTTTGTGACGAAGTATGGCATTTTAGTCCCCGAAGTCGCAGATGCAGGCGCAGTTTGCGGTCTCGTCAATGTCCAGGTCAGGATCTCCCGGCCAACGTGCACCGTTTGAGAAAGTCTCATTCATTGGCACGGTTTCTCCGTTGAGAGAGGCATGTGAGGCTCTTGGGTTGCTCGAAGTGACGATCCAAGTCTTTGTGCCTCGGCTGTTTGAGTACGCGCTCTCATTTCGAGCGAAGTTTGCTACCGACGCGGCAAGTGTGAATCCAGCTGAGATAACGTCGCTATCAGTCATCTCGTCGAAGAGATCGTCCATTGCTTCCAGCGGATCCATCTCGTCTTCCAGGTCGTCAAGAGCGGACTCGATCCGATCCTGAGTAGACCGGTTGACGTTTTTGGCAGTTGATAGCGCGACTGCGGCAAGCCAGTTCTCGGCGTTGTCCACGTCCCACTCACCAACGGTAGCGGCTGACTTTTTTGCAGTCTTTCGCATCGAGGGAAGAAGATCCTTTGCCAGCTCACGGTCGAATCTGGCGCGATCGTAGACCTTCCCCGGCTTTGCCTTGACCTCGGCGATTTCACTCTTTTGAGCTCCAAGCCGGCTGAGCACGGCCCGCCGTTGGCGTTCCAGGTTTGACTTCAAGATCTGGTTCATTTCCTTCGTAGCTTCGTCACGGATTCGAACGTAGGCATCCCGACCCAGGGCGGATTTTGCCTTTGGTCCGGGAGCCGAGCTGAGTCCGGATTCCAGCTGACGTTCGTCGCTGACGCTGTCCTGTGGACTTGCTTGTCCACCGATAAGAACGTTCAGCGGCGTCACCAGCTCGTCTCCGCCTTCGATAGAAGTAAGGTTCAGACGTGCGCGAGCTTCATTGCGAGTAAGGTACGGAGCACCGACCGAAGCTTGCAGCACTGCGGCCTGCTCTTCGAAGCTGCCCTTCAACTTGTCTGCGAGCATAAACTCCAAGTATGCGTCTGGCTCGTCGAACTCACCCAGCAGCTGCGCTTCGAGCTCTTCTTGAATCAATGTCAGCCAGGGCGCGAGGGCGTTCTGATAGAGCTGCCGATTCTGCTCTGTCAGAGAAGCGTATGTCGAAGATCCAAGACCAAGAAGACCGGTCGGGACTCCGTATGCACCGCATACGATCTCACGGGCAAGCTGCACGCTTTCCAGGTACTGAGCATCGCGTGGCGAGAATGTCTCCAATGGCTTTGCGACCATACCCTCTTCGAGGACGGCTGTCTTTCCGGCATTTTGAGCTCCGGTGAATGACGAATCCCAGTCAGCGCGGAAGCGTGATCGAGCCGTGTCGGACCACTGCGGAGCTCCAAGAGGCCGTTCGATTACCAATGACGCTCTTGCGCCCTGCTTCCATAGACCTTCACGGTGTTCAGCTGCTGCGAACTGCTCGGAGAGAAGCTGGCGAAGTGTTTCAAGCGGCGAGAGACCTTTTCGCGGATCCTTTGGGTCGTATCCGTGAATGTGAATGACCTCGTCGCGTGTAAAGCGAAGGGTCTGATCTCTTCCGGTGATTTCGTATCCGTCTGGACGCAGCCAGTTGGTCCCGATCGGCTTCACCAGAGTCGGTGGGATGCGCACGAGAGCGATCCGGCCGTCAGGGTTGCGTACTTTGACCCGGATTGCCTCGTCGTAGATGCAGAGATCCTTGACGAGCGCTTCCATCCAGCGAGACCGCGTGACGTAAACGTCGGGACGCTCAATGGTTTGGTTGATCGGTCTTCCAGAGATCCGGACGCGCTCGTTATCGTCGACTCGACGGTAAGCGTGCAGCGGAATCTGAGAGATGTTTCGAGCCAGAAAGTCAATAACCGTCCGGACCTCGTGTTGCGTCTTGTAGAGCTCAGCGTAGTCGACCATTCGGTCGTCGAATAGCCGGATGCTTCCGCCGAGTAAGGACGGCAACGCTGTCGTTGGACGAACGTTTTGCAGCCCATCCCCGTTCTGAACGATTGCCATTTCCGATTACCCCCCGATGATCTGAACGAACTCGATGTTATTTTTCTCGATCAAGATCTCACCTGGTGCGGAAACTGACTCCGAACCGGGCTCGATGTAGTCTGCCTGTTGAAGAACGATGACTCCGCCAAACTCTTTGGTCAGGATCCCGCGAAACGCGGCACCGGACTTCAAGTTGACGAGTACGCGCTTGGAGTAGGCAAGCTTTTTGAATGGATTAGGCAAGAGCGTTCACTCTCAGTCCGATTCGCGGGTTGTTATTGGTGTACCCGAGGTTGTTGTGGATGTTGTTAGGCAGAGTCCCGTTTTGGTAGTCGAAGGTCGACCAGTCTGTGCTGCCGTTGTAGAGGGCCGAGACGCTGACCATGTATTGAGCGGTGCTATCTGCAATGCCTGCGTTGTAGTATGGGTCGGTAAGGCCGCCGTACTCCATCACCCAGTTGCCGTGATTACCGGCAGCAGGGTTGATCGGTCCGTAAGCGAAGCCGACGTAGTGAAGCGAGTTAGCTTGTATGGTCGTTGTGGAGGCAAGGGTGAACTGCTGCGGACCTCCGCTTGGACCACCCTGGTCGCTTGCTGCGATCGTGAAGTAGCCCATGTCCTTGTGCAAGTTGCTTGGCAAGCCTTGATCGTTTGAGTTGTAGATGTAGGCGCGGAGTTTCAGCCCACCGTTGCCTTGCGTGCTTGGCGGATTGTAGTTGAGGCCAAGAATGAACTTGTTGATTGTGACCGCTGTGTCGAATCGAATCGGCGCGAGGAACGCATTGTATCCTCCGAAGCCGCCGAAAGCGGTTTGGCTTCTTGGGAAGTAGTATCGACCGGTTGCTGGTCCCTTGATCGTTGCCAGCTCGACGTTCAGCGGATCTTCGTTGATCCAGTCCGTGCCGTCATAGACCAGAGTCTGCCCGATTCCCGGGTCGACGATGTTTGTATCTGTGAGACCAGTCAGAGCTGACGCTCCGCCGCCGGCTCCCGGTGCGTAGAAAGAACTGTCCATTTATCGAACCTCCAAGATTCGTACGTCTTGACCTGCCTGATCAGAAACTGCCCATACGACTGCGCCAAGACGCAGATCCAATGTGCGTGCTCCGCCAGCTGGTAGCGGAGATCCGTTTGATGAGGTGACCCCGTTGGTGCCACCGATCCATAGCACTCTTGTGCCGTTGTTCAGGATTTCGTAAGTGACCCGCCCGTCCTTCGCTCCTGCGGCGAAGTCGGTGACGCTGATGATCTGAACCGGACTTGCGCCGACCTCGACTGCTGACGATTGAATGCTCATAGAAGTTCCACTCCTCGTTCCTCGTAGACTGATTTCCCAGTCAGTGCTGACCCGGCGAGCATCGCCGAGTTGATCGCCATGATGAGGGCGACCAGACCGTCGATACGGGCCGTGCTCTTCGCCTTGTCCGGTTTGAGATTACCCGCCGCATCTGAACTTACCAGTGCCGAATCGCAGTGCGCAGCCAAGACCGGGTGATTGCCGTGACTGATCTGCCCGGAAATGATCAGCCGTTCAAGTTCCTTCGTCGGGGCCGACATTGTGGCGAAGCCTTGACGGGTTGGGGCGACTCGAAGACCTTGCTCCGCGAGCTCGACTACCAGCTGAGTCGAGTTCCAGGGGTCGTAGGCGAGTTCAAGAATGTGAAAGTCGGTTGCTATCTTGTCGATCTCGTGCTTGATGAACCGGTAGTCGATAACGTTCCCGGGAGTCATGTTCAGGTGCCCAGTAGCAGCCCACTGGCCGTAGGGGAGCCGGTCGCGCTTTTCTCGTTCAGCCAGGTTGTCCGAGGGGATCCAGAACCGAGGGAAGATCGCGAAGCTGCCGTCCTCCTCAGGGAAGATCTGCACGAGCGCCGAGATGTCAGTCGTAGCTGAAAGGTCGAGACCAACGAAGCAGCCCCGTCCTTTGTAGTCCTCAATGTCGAGCGGCTTCTCCCCGCACGCCCGCCAGGAATCCATGTCGATCCAGCGCTGGACCTCTCGTGTCCACCGATTGAGGTAGAGCTGAGCGAAGGCGGTCTGACGCGCCGGGCTGACCTTTGCCTTCCGGATCTCGTCCTCGAAGAACTCAGGCATTACGGTCGTGCCAAGAGAGGGATTCGCCTTTGCCCACGTTTTTGGATCCATCCAGTCGTCCTCTGGGTCTGCTCCATAGATGATCGCCAGGTATGACGGATCTTCCAGCTCACCCGCAGCTACTCGGACGGCGTAGTCGTGCTGCTCCCAGGCGATGTGGTTCGGATCGTAAACGCCGGCTGTCGTGATACCAATGACCACCGGTTGACGTCGCGCACCGACCGAAGAAGTCAGGACGTCCCAGATCTCCCGATTCTTATGGGCGTGAACTTCGTCCAGAACGCAGAAGCTTGCTGAGAGACCATGCTGACCAAGCGCGTCACCAGAGATCGTACGAAGCACTGATCCGGTCGACGGAACTTCGATGTAAGAGCGAACGGCGCGGCAACGTTTGCGAAGAGCCGGCGACGCCTCGACCATTTTCTTGGCAGTGTCGTAGCAGATCCTTGCCTGCTGGCGATCGCGAGCGCCCATGTAGACCTGAGCTCCCGGTTCGCCGTCGGCGACCAAGCCATAGAGCGCCAGACCTGCCGCCAGCGTAGTCTTTGCTGATTTTCTCGGGCACTCCACCCAGACGGTCCGATAGAGTCGAGAGCCGTCGGCACGTTTGTACCCGAAGAGAGGCCGAATGATTTCGTACTCCATCCAGGGCATAAGCTGCCAGGGCTCTCCGGCCCCTCGACCCTCGACGAGCGTCAGCTTACCGAAGAAGCGGACTGCCCGGTCGGCAGCCTCCTCGTCGTAGTAGGCCCCTTTGGGCAGCTGCTTACCTGCGGATGAATGTGAGGGCTTAGTCCAGGAGATCGTCTTCTGCGTCATTGCTCTCCTCTGCTTTCAGACGCGTTCGCGAAGATGGCGTCAGTCCCATTTCCGAGGCCAGCATTCTGATCAGAGTCGCCTGGTCGCGCTGAACGCGTACAGCTGGGTTGGTGACCAAGCCGTCTCGTCTTCCTTCGATCAGAATCCCTTGTTCTTCCACGAGCTTTGTGGCGTCCTTGTAGGTCACGACTGCGACTGAGTACGCAGCGAGAATGTCCTGATCTGCTTCGAAGAGAAGACCCATCAGATCGAGCTGGATTGCAGTTCGTCGCCATACGGCTTTTGCCTCCTTGCCCAGCCAGCTCGGGCATTTTGGCTTTGCCTTCTTTGGCTTGGGCTCGTTTGTGTTGATACGATCCTTGCGGTCACCTCGAACGACTCGAAGGTGACTTGGTGTTGGTGCCGGTCCTGGTCTGGCCATCTCTGCTCCCACGTCTGCGCGCCCTGGGTTGGGCACGGCCTATTTGGACCAGTGCCTCAATAGAGGGGGGTGACATACTTGGTCTAACTTGTCAACGCGAGGCCAAAGCCTCGGGCGCGGTGCCGCACAAAAAAAATCTCACTTTTTTGACGCCCCTTCCCTTTTTTCTCCACGATTTTTGCGTTTTTCTGCGACTTTTTACTCTTCGTCACGCTTGATGGTGTCGTAGTATGTACGTCGTGAGTGGCAGCTTTTGCAGAGCGGCCTGAGGTTATCAAGCGCGTGTGTGCCGCCCTCTTTCAGAGAGATGATGTGGTCAACTTCTGTGGCCTCAGCTCCGCAGTTGCGACAGTTGGGTTCAGCTCGTAGCACCCTTGCTCTTGCGTGCTTCCACTCTGGCCCGTAGTCACGCCACGTTTCCCTTGCTCGTCTTGCCTGATCTCTCTGACGTTGGTGTTCCTTGCATCTTGTTCCTTGCACCAGCTCAGGGCATCCGGAGGTAGCGCAGCGTGTAGGAGGTTTCATTGGCACCTGAGAATAAGTGCCTGGGGGTGGGCACGCACCTGGGGGGAGGGTCTCCTGAAAAGTTAGATGCCCCGGGGGGGTGTTTTTCAGATCTGCTCCTGGGGGGTGTCTCTGAGATCCTTGATAC